GACTTGACAAAACAGGAAAAGTATGCTATAATATATGTACTTGTTAAATTTAGACAGTAACAAGTCAGGAACTCAAGTTAAAACTATGAAGTACCTAAGAAGCCTGACCCCACTTCTTAGGAATGTCACTAAAGACCGTTAACGTGCTCTCGTAGAGGAACTAATTTAAGTAATACTTATAAAGAACATAAATAAGTATATTTAACTTAGATTCCTGTACTTAGACGTATTCTACAGACTCCAAAGTCTCCTACTAAGGACAAAGACGATATGACTAAACCATCAGGTAACAAAAAAGGTAGACCTAAGAAGACAGACATTGAGACTGTCAAGACAGGCAATAGAGGCCAAGTAGGTCGTCCTAAAGGTGATGCAGCCATCATCAATGAATATAAAGCTAGAATGTTAGCTTCACCTAAGTCCGCTAAGGTCTTAGAGACTATTCTCAATGCTGCTCTGAATGATGAACATCCTCACCAAGCTGCTGCATGGAAGTTAGTAGCTGATCGTATTGTCCCTGTATCTGCTTTTGATCAGTCTAAGAACTCAGGTTCTACACCTCAAATCAGTATCAATATCTCAGGTCTTACAGCTCCAACGGCTGAGGTCGTAGAGGACATCACGGACGTAGAAATTAAACCTTACGAACAAGATTTAGACACCCAGTGATGGGCTTGAACCTCGTTTAACGGTGCGGGGGTCTAAACACCGTTTCCTTTTCAAGAGGATCACAATGAAGAAATGTAACAAATGTGGTGAATTTAAACCGTTCACTGAATTTAACAAACACAAGTCAACTAAAGACGGCTACGGAACGTACTGCCGTCCTTGCTATAATTATCAGACATTGGCTGGGAAGCATCGTAAGCGATACGGACTAACACCAGAACAAATGGCTGAAATGAAAAAAACAGGCTGTGAACTTTGTGGAACTATGTCGAATCTGCACATAGATCACAATCACGAAACAAATGAGATACGAGGAGTTCTCTGCACAAACTGCAACAGAGGCCTTGGACATTTCAAAGACTCTCCGGAACTTTTAAAGAAAGCGGCTGAGTATCTGGAAAAGAAAGGAAACTATAGCAAATGGCAGAACTGAACTTTCAGCTTCTTCGCTGGCAACAAGAAGTGTTTAAAGACACAAAACGTTTTAAAGTTGTTGCGGCAGGACGACGCTGCGGTAAATCTAGACTATCCGCTGTTACATTGTTAATCGAAGGTTTGAATTGTCCTGAAGGCTCTTCGGTTATGTATGTTGCCCCAACGTTAGGGCAGGCCCGAACAATTATTTGGGAGTTGTTGCATGATCTAGGCAGGCCTATTATTAAAGCTAGCCACATCAACAATCTTGAAATAACTCTAATCAACGGAAGAAAAATTCTTGTCCGAGGAGCAGATAATCCTGATTCTTTACGGGGTGTTTCTTTAACGTATTTAGTTTTAGACGAATGCGCCTTCATTAAAGAAGACGTATGGCAAAAGATCTTACGTGCTGCTCTGTCCGATAAGAAAGGTAGAGCACTGTTCATCTCTACACCTTCAGGCCGTAACTGGTTCTACGATGTATATAAGCTAGGCCAGGATGAGACAGACGAAGAGTGGAAGTCATGGCACTTCACTACTCAAGATAACGAGACCATTGATCCTAAGGAAATTGAGGCTGCTAAACGTACCTTAAGTTCCTTTGCCTTCAAGCAGGAATACTTGTCTAGCTTCGATAATGCAGGAGCTGATGTCTTTAAGGAAGAATGGTTCAAGCTAGGTGAAGAGCCTCAGTATGGTGAATACGTAGTAGCCATCGACTTAGCAGGCTTTGAAGACGTAGCTAAGAATGCAGGTGCTTCTAAGAAACGTCTGGATGAATCAGCTATTGCTATCGTCAAGGTTGAAGACAATGGTGATTGGTGGGTAGAAAAGATCGTACATGGTCGATGGGACATCAGAGAGACTGCTGTCAATATCCTGAAGACTATCCGAGACTACAAGCCTATCTCAGTTGGTATTGAACGTGGAGCATTAAAGAATGCTGTTCTGCCCTATCTGAACGATCTGATGCGTAAGAATAACATCTACGCTCATATCCAAGATTTAACTCATGGTAACCGTAAGAAGACTGACCGTGTTGTCTGGAGCCTACAAGGGCGTATGGAACATGGCAGGATCAAGTTCAATGAGGATGAAGATTGGGATGAATTCAAAGATCAGTTAGTCATGTTCCCTACAGCAGGTGTTCATGACGATCAGGTAGATGCTTTGTCTTACATTGACCAACTGGCTATCACATCTTATCAACAAGATTACGAAGAGGATGAATATGAAATCCTCGACCCTATAAGTGGATACTAATATGGATTACTGCCCATTACCGTTACAAAATAATAAACTTAACATCAAGAATCATGTTAAGACCATTAAAGAGCACGGTCTTGGGCCTGCTGATCCTCGTAAGCCTAACAATGAGTTCTGGAAAGATAAGGCTTCTAAATGGAATGTTGCTGAAGGTGATGCTCGTGGTAGGCTCTGTGCTAACTGTGAGCATTATATTGAGACAACCAAGATCAAGAAGTGTATTGATTCAGGACAAGCTAAAACATTCAAGACTTCAATGGTAGATCCTTCTATCGTTGATATCGAATCTAAACCCGTAGCTTACTGCAACTTATACGAGATCACTTGCAGTCCATTACGTACTTGTGATTCACAGGAACTTGGTGGGCCTATTGATGATGTCAAGATGGCTGCAATTGAACAAGCTAAAGCTTTAAAAGAATCTGGATTTGATTTCGAAGAGTTTGATGATCCTTTAATGGATTCTACAAAGGAATAAGATGGCTGAAGAAGAATATAAAGACTCCCAATTTGAGGAGCCTACGGAAGCTGAGAAGGAATTAACATCCTTTGTCTCTCAGCATACTGATCGTTGGCGTGACTGGCGTGACGCTAACTTCATGGATCTTTGGATGGAATATGAACGGATCTTCCGTGGCATCTGGGATCCCCAAGACAAGACTCGGGATTCTGAGCGTAGTCGAATCATATCTCCTGCTACTCAGCAAGCTATTGAGACTCGTCATGCTGAGATCATGGAAGCTATCTTCGGTCAAGGGGACTTCTTTGACATTGAGGATGACATCAAGGATGTGAATGGTTCTCCTCTTGATGTTGAGATGCTCCGTGAACAATTGATGGAAGACTTCAAGAAAGACAAGATCAAGAAAGCAGTTGATCAGATTGAACTGATGGCTGAAATCTACGGTACTGGTATCGGCGAGATCGTTGTCAAGACTGAGAAAGAGTATAAGCCTGCTACTCAAGCTATCCCCGGTGTTGCCAATACAGCCGCTATCGGTGTTACAGAAGGTGAACGAGTAGCAATTAAGCTTAAACCTGTCAATCCTAAGAACTTTCTGATTGACCCTAACGCTGATTCTATCGAAGAAGCTATGGGTGTCGCCATTGAGAAGTATGTCTCTATCCATAAGATCGTTGAAGGTATCGAAAAAGGTATCTATAAGAAGGTTGACATTGGTTCTACCTACGATGATCAGGATTTAGAGCCTACTCAAGAGGTGAATCAGTACCAAGATGACAAGGTTAAACTGGTTACTTACTACGGTTTAGTGCCTAAAGAGTACTTAACTGAGGGTGAAGAAGTCGAATATGAGGAAATTTTCCCTGAAGGTTCCGAAGCTGATGACTATTGCAACATGGTTGAAGCAATTGTTGTTATCGCTAACGACAATATGCTCCTCAAAGCAGAAGCTAACCCTTACATGATGAAGGATCGTCCTGTTATTGCTTATCAGGATGACACTGTTCCGGGTCGTTTCTTTGGTCGTGGTACGGCTGAGAAGGCCTACAACATGCAGAAGGCTATTGATGCTCAATTACGAGCCTATTTAGATTCTCTGGCCTTGACTACAGCCCCAATGATTGCTATGGATGCTACACGACTGCCTCGTGGAGCTAAGTTTGAGATCAAACCCGGTAAAGCAATCCTTGTTAACGGCTCTCCAAGTGAGATTCTCTATCCATTTAAGTTCGGTCAGACTGATGGTAACGCTCCAGCAGCAGCTCAGAACTTTGAACGTATGCTGTTACAGGCTACAGGAACAGTAGATAGCGCAGGAATGCCTTCTAACGTACCTCGTGATGCCAGTGCAGGCGGTATGTCGATGGCTATGGCAGGGATTATTAAGAAGTACAAACGTACTCTTACTAACTTCCAAGAAGATTTCATGATTCCGTTCATCAACAAAGCTGCTTATCGCTATATGCAGTTCGATCCTGAGCGTTACCCCTCTGTGGACATGAATTTTGTGCCTACAGCTACTCTGGGTGTGCTTGCTCGTGAGTTTGAACAGCAGCAACTGATTGGATTGTTACAGACATTAGGCCCGAATACGCCTGTTCTTCCTTTGATTCTGAAAGGAATCTTACAGAACAGCTCTCTCACGAATCGCGGTGAGCTTATTGACGCTCTTACCAAGATGTCTATGCCTGATCCGCAACAACAGCAGGCTGCTCAGCAGCAACAACAGATCCAAATGGCTCTGGTGCAGGCTGAACTTGCAGACAAACAATCCAAAGCGCAGAAACAGTCCGCTGAAGCTCAGAAAGCTCTGGTTGACGCTCAAACAGCTCCCCAAATTGCTCAAGCTAAGATCATTGGTGCTTTATCCACCAATCTTAACGAAGACAATGAAGGTAAAGACTTTGAACGTCGAGTCAAGATGACTGAACTGGCGCTGAAGCAAGAAGATATTCGTTCTAACGAGCGTATTGCTACTCTTCAATCGAGGGCTAAGCTCATTAAGTAACACATTACATAAGGAATAACCTATATGGCTCCTGATTTACAGAAATATTATGAAGATCAGTTCTCGATGATGTCTACTCAGGGATGGGGAGACCTCATTGAGGACTTTTTAAGGTTAAAGGCAAGTATCAACGATATTACATTGACTACGGACACACAAGATTTATTTTTCCGTAAAGGTCAACTGGATATTCTGGACTTGATTTTAAAACGCAAGGACACATGCGACAAAGTATACGAGGAGTTAAACGATGAAACGGATGTTTGACTTCATGTGTGACGATGGACATGTGACTGAGCGATTAGTCGATGATAGCGTCAGGACGGTGACATGTTCTGACTGTGGTAAGGAAGCTATTCGACTTGTATCATCTCCTCAAGTCAAACTGGAAGGGTTCTCAGGAGCTTTCCCAGACGCTTATGACAGATGGTCAAGAGTCAGAGCTGAAAAGCTCAAACAAGAACAGAAACGTAATTCCTAATGGAACGTATCTGAGAACATTATTAAATTATCCTGTAATCCTATACGGACAGGGAAAGGTTAGGTATGGCTTTAATTGATAACGAAGAACTGGATCAATCTAATTTCAGCGAATTAGATGCCGAAGACAACAAACAGAAGGAAACTCCTGTTGAAGAAACTCCAGCAAAATCTGTAGAGATTCCCGAGAAATACAAGGGCAAGAGTCTTGAGGATATTGTGCAAATGCATCAAGAGGCTGAAAAGCTCATTGGTAGACAAGCACAAGAAGTTGGTGAAGTCCGGCGCTTAGCTGATGATTTGATTAAACAGCAACTCTCTGGTAACAAACAAAAAGCTCAACCAGAATTACAAGAAACACAAGAGATTGATTTCTTTGAAGACCCTAAGACAGCAGTTCAAAAAGCTGTAGCAACACATCCTGATGTACTTGCAGCTAAGCAGGCAGCAGCTCAGTTCAAAGCTATGCAAACACAGCAGCAACTGGCTACTAAACACCCTGATTATAGTCAAGTGGTTAAAGATGGTGAATTCATTGATTGGGTTAAGGCATCCCCTGTTCGTCTGAATATGTTTGCTATCGCTAACTCAAACTATGACTTTGCAGCAGCAGATGAGCTTTTGTCTACATTCAAACAGATCCGCACAGCTAAGACAACACAAACACAAGAGGCAGGTAAACAGGCCCTCAAGCAGAACTTAAAAGCTGCTTCTGTCGATGTTGGTGGAACTGGTGAGTCCTCGAAGAAAGTTTATCGCCGTGCCGACCTTATCCGGCTACGTATGAATGATCCTGATCGCTACATGAATATGCAACCTGAAATTATGGCTGCATATGCTGAAGGTCGGGTCAAGTAAAATATTTAATTTTTTATTCAATAAATCACAGGAGATTTAAAAATGGCTTTAGGTACTAACCAAGTTACAACTACCACCGCAGCAACGTTCATTCCAGAAGTTTGGAGTGATGAGATTGTTGCATCTTACAAGAAGAATCTGGTTGCCGCTAACCTGTTCAAGAAGATGAGCTTCAAGGGCAAGAAAGGTGACACCGTTCACGTTCCCGCTCCTAACCGTGGCTCTGCTTCGGCTAAGTCGGCTAACACCCAAGTGACTCTGATCGCTGCTACTGAAGGCGAGAAGATTGTGGCTATCGACCAGCACTGGGAATACAGCCGTCTGATCGAAGACATCGTGGAAGCTCAAGCTCTGGCTTCGTTGCGTCAGTTCTACACTGATGACGCTGGCTACGCTCTGGCCCGTCAAGTTGACACCAGCCTGATCCAACTGGGTCGTGGCGTTAACGGTGGCGGCGGTACTTCTGCTTACTCTGGTGCTCTGTCCGGTGCTGACGGTACTACCGCTTATGTGGCTGGTGCTAACACTGGCGTGGGTGCTCTGACTGATGCTGCTATCCGTCGCTCTATCCAACGTCTGGATGACAACGATGTTCCTATGGACGGTCGTTTCCTGATCGTTCCTCCTAGCACTCGTAACACTCTGATGGGTATCGCTCGTTTCACTGAGCAAGCCTTCGTGGGTGAAGTTGGTGGTAACAACACCATCCGTAACGGCGAAATCGGCAACGTGTATGGCGTGCCTGTGTTCGTGACTTCTAACGCTGACACTACTAGCGGTTCTACTGCTACCCGTATCTGCCTGATGGGTCATAAAGACTTCGCAGTGCTGGTTGAGCAAATGGGCGTGCGTACCCAGACTCAGTACAAACAAGAATACCTCGGTACTCTGTTCACTGCTGACGTTCTGTACGGTGCTGGCGAACTGCGTGATGGCGCTGCTGTTGCTCTGGCTGTCCCAGCGTAAGCGTACAGCCTAATAGTTCAGTAATGTAACTTAAGAGGGGCCACTTCGGTGGCTCTTCTTTCAAGCTGCACTGCTTTAGTGTATCTCGAAAGGAGAAAATAATGGTTAAATTCAACAGCGCTGTGCGCTTCAAATGCACTCAAACTGAAAATATTTACTGCTTTGAGCATGAACATGACATCAAGGCTATGCGTAAGCATCCTGACTATGTTGAACTGGTCGAACAAGAAGAGCCTAAGAAGCCTGTAGGTCGTCCGCCTAAGAAAGAAGCTGAGGAAGCATAAATATGCGTGAAGTATCAGTAGGAAATAACTTAACAGCTAATACAAAGACTACAGTTTATACAGTTCCTACTGGCTACTACGCT